TTAAGGTTAGTAGCAACCGGCAACCACTCTTCGCGGGTGTATGCCCGATCAAGTGACCAGTATGCGTGCAGTCCCCGCCCCGAATTAACTACCGTAGGGCGAGGAATATCGTATTTCTTGTACCAATCTTTTAGCGCAAGTAGCGCTTCTTGTTGGGTTTTGTAGGGCTTACCTTCACCGCAATCTAAATCAAGGAATAATGCCTTGAGGTCACGTACGTTCTCGGCTTTGCGATTAGTACCGTCGACAAAGGAACCCAATGCAAAGTACGCATCGTGCTTTTCTAAGTCAAAGTTGTTTGCAGTTTCTATAGCAGCATCTAAAGACGTATAGAATTTTGTTTTGATCTTACCGTTCTTTATGCCTGCTACGCAGTAGTACCCTTCATCACTCAACACCGTAGTTAAAAACTCTTTGGTGTTCATCATCTAGTCCGCATCTTAGAGAGTGACGGGTGCCCGAAGGCACCCGCTTGTTTTAGTCATCAAATTCATCTAGCAAAGAAGCTAAATCAACGTCAGGTGCCGGTGCGTCTTTTTTCTTCTTAGACACCTTAACTTTAGGTTCTTCTACCTCTTCCTCGTCGTCATCGTCCGCTTCCGCAAATAACGATGGCTTTTCTGGGGCAGGGCTTGGAACTTTATCATTAGTTAGTTGTGGAACGCTAGTCTCTTGTTTGGGTTTTATAGATAGCGTAACTAACTTTAGCGTAGCCTCGTCCTTCTGAGCCTCTAACGCCATGCTTAACTCATCTCTATCCAGTATTCTTATCGGCTTGAAAAGCAGCTTAGGTGTAGAACTGTCAGTGTCGAAACGCAGCTCGGTGATAAGAGATGCTAGCGGAGCCTTCTGGGCGTCGATCAAACGGGCGTAAGTCTGTAAGCCCATCTTCTTCTTGTCATCCCCGAACACACTAGTAGCAGGTAGAGACAGTTGGTACACAGCATTAGAGCGCAGTCTGCCTTCCGCATCAGTTAGCATTACAGCAACACGTTGTTGGAAGCGGCATGCACGTGACTGTCCTTGACCCGAACCCTTTACGTTCTGCGGGCAATCGAAACAGGTAGTAGATTGACGGGTGTCGCTTGGTACTTCAGCCGCAGGCTTACCACTACTAGAATCCGCAGACCAACAAGAAGGCGCAGCAGTCTGTCCTGCTACGTACTGTCCTTCGTAGAACATACGCGATACAGGAGAAGTCTTAACAATTACTACGTTAATAGAGCGCCCTTCAAGCTCGCCCACTTCCTGTCCGTTTACTACCTTGCGGAATACGCCGCCACGAATACTAAGACGGTTAGTACCGCCCTTTGCACCACCACCGGAAGCGTTCTTATCAGGCTCTAACTGTGCCAGTAAGTCTTTGTATTCCTGTGGCATATTGTCAAACAAAGCTAATTCGCTCATAGGTCTATCTCCTCGTTAAAGTCTAGTTCTAGCTGTTCTGTAATTTGACCTTCTTGTTCTTGTTCACTTACTGGCTCTTCCTGTTTCAGCGCTTCGATAACGGCAGGAAGATTAAAGCGGTATGTGTAACCCACTTTTATATAAGTACTTTTTGGTATAAAGCCCTTACTTACCCACTGCCTAACCGTGCTTACCTTTACAGAGAGATGCTCAGCAACGTCCTCTACAGGGACGTAACTTTCTGATACTTTCATTTTTTCCTCCGTACAGTAATAGAATACTCACTGTCTGCGTTTAACCCCGGCGGTAATACTTCGGGGTTTTCTTCGAGAAACTGCTTCATGTTGCCTTGGTGAATTCGTTTCTCTAAAAGGTCTACCGCTTCGTTTTCCACGATAAACCGATTCATTGCATCCCAGTCACTTGTCCAGAACCTTTTCTTCTGGGTGCGCCAGAACGTACCAGAAGCGGTCTTCACAGACTCAGTTCCAGTAGCCTTGCAATGTTCTAATAGAGCTTGCTTTACTATATCTAGTTTGCTTTCAAGTTCTTTCTCTTGCTCAGCAAACGTAGCAGCTAGCTCGTTTTTCTTATCCCGAATCTTAATGTATACAGAAACGAGGCGGTCGAGGTCCGTCACAACACCGTCTGTCATGTCATCATCTCCTACTTTTGTTTTGTTTTATTGAGTGTAATTTAGTTTGAACTACAGTTCAAGTATATCTTGGTACAAATCAATCATCTTTGTATGGATGTTGATTCGGTCGTCTAGCATTTTATAAATGCGCTTTTCAACGGCGGAACCTTGCAACTGAACTACGGTACAAGGATGCTTCTGTCCTGAGCGGTGTACACGGGCGTTAGCCTGTGCGTAAGTCTCAAGCGAAGATGTAGGCCCCCACCATACGATTGTATTCGCCGCAGTAAGAGTCACGCCATGTGCAGCAGCTTGCGGTTGTATGATAAGTACTCGGGGGTCGTCGGTTTCTTGGAACTGTTTGAAGATGGCGGTGCGCTTATTAGCACTTACATCTCCGTTTATCACATCAGTAGTAATACCTTCTTTGTCTAACTTTTCTCTAAGTATTCCAATAACATGCTTAAACGGTACGAAGATAAGTACCTTCTGGCTAGACTCGTCGATAACCTCACGCAGTACTTTGTATCGGTTCTTAACGTCGAACTCTACTGTCTCTCCAGTATCGCTATAGACCGCACCACATGAAATCTGCAATAACTTGTTCATGTTTACCGCAGCGTTAGCCGCAGTTATTTGTTCGCCACCCGCAGTGGTCATCATTTGCTTGCGTAGTATTTCGTAGTACTTCTTCTGCTGTGCGGTCAGCTCCACCTCCCGTTTAACATAAGTCATCTCAGGCAGGTCGAGGCACTGTTCTTTGGTGAAACGTATTGCAGGTTGTAAACAGTTATAGACTATCTCGGTAGCGTTGGGTTTCGGTGCCCACTTAAACTGCGTAACTTTGTGCATTACCAACTCGCGGAACGCTCCAAAAAATCTAGGCACTTCTTTAGGGTTAACTAGTTTTGCTAGTCCGTATGCGTCAACTGGTGACTGTGCGGCAGGTGTACCCGTCATCATCCACAGCCAAGTGTTACCATTCATTATGCTAGCTAGTACTTTCCACCGCTTAGATTGCGCGTTCTTGTAATGGGTTGCCTCGTCCACAACAATTAAATCGAAGCCACCGTTAGCTATATCATCTTTTACTATCTCTACACCGTCGTAGTTAATGATGACGAACTCGGTATCGCTGTTGATAATTTCTTGGCGTTTCTTCTTAGCGCCGTGCGCTATGTCTACAGTACGGTGCATAGCAAAACTAAACAGGTCTGTTCGCCACGCTGAGTCCATAATAGACAGGGGGCATATAATTAGAGCGCGCTTTATCTTGCCTTGCTTCATCAGGAAGTCAGCCGCCCATATAGCAGAAGCTGTTTTACCTGTGCCCTGCTCGTTAAAGCAGAAGGCTCGTGGGTTCATGGTAAGAAAGGAAGCGGTTGTTTTTTGGTGTTCGAACGGTGTGTAACGTCCGGGCCAGTCGTACATACCCAGAATAGGTGAGGGTACGTCCTTTACGTTTAAGTTCCTAAGTACTCGGGCTTCGTCCACACCCCACTTAACAAGCACCTCGTTATCGCCTACTACTCTGCTTGTCGGTATAGCCGTTGTGATTTTCGCGGGATTACGAAGCCGCAGAAGCAAGCCTCTGTTATCTATTATTTGCATTCATCCTTTCCTTGAGTTACTACTTTTTCTTTTTGTAGTTTCTAGCGCGGTTCTTGCTACGGTTTTCTACTGTTACACCGTCTTTGTTGCTGCCACCTTTGCTAAGTGCTTTTTTATGACTAACGTCTTTGCCTTCACGCTTGTCGGCTTTGCCGTTTTTGTTCTCATCCTTACCTTCTTTATCCATTTTACGGCGAGCACGTTGGCGTTCCATACGAGCTTCAAACTCAGGAGTGCCTTTGGGATGGTACTTTTGCTTCGGTCTATCTTTCGGGTTCTTGTACGGCATAGTGTCACCTCTTACCGTTATGTGGGCACTCCAGTACCACGCACCATGCGCGGCAAAGCCCTGTTGGTCTTGCGTTCCAAGTATCTACCTCAAACGCTTTCTCTAGCTTAGCGTATTCACCAAGCCACTTCTTCCACAGATCAGGTTCGTTCTCGATGGTGTACGTCTCTTTGATAAACGCGTTACACACCACGAAAAGCAGCCCGCTCTTTACTACTTTTATTTCGGGAAAGTGCTTGAATGTAGCTAACGCCATCAACTCAAGCTGTCCCTTGTCCGCATACTTCGCAGACTTGCCGGTTTTGTAGTCGAATATCTTAGCTACACCGGCTTCTCTATCTAATATCGTAAGGTCGGAGACACCCCTAAACCATACGTTGTCATCAAAGAATCCGCAGGGTTCAAGGTTCTCAGTAAGCCCCATCTTATACTCGCAGAGCTTCTCACCTTTCATGTTCTTCAGCTTATCTAACGCCGTCTTGGCGTAGTCAAACCTTGGGTCTAGCTCTTCAACATCGCCCCGTACGTAGTGCTCGGCAGCTTCGTGGAACTCGTTGCCATACAGGATAGCCTCAGTGTTAAAGTCTTCTTTATAATCCTTGGCTACCTTGGTGTGGTAATACTTCTTAGGACACTGGTCAAACGTCTTTATGCTACTAAAGGACCATGCGGGTTTACCCATTCCGTGACTTCTCCGTAGTTTTTCCCGATCTCCACGTCACCACGCACCGGAAGGCCCTTAGCCCAATCGGGGGTGTGTCGCATACACGCGTCAACATAAGCCGCAGCTTCGTCAACTTCATTGTCTGGGACACAGCATACCACAGAGTCATGCACTGTGAGTAATATAGGGTATCTCTTTGAAATCAATAACATTTGATCTGTCATAACACATCGGGCTATCGCTTGGCATACGTTCTCTATCACCTTACCGCCGTAGATATTTACCCATCCTCTGCGGGTCTTATAGGAAAACTGCGTGCCTATCTCGCCTTCAGTAGCTTTCAGACTGCCGTACCGCATGATGAGTCCCGATGGCAGACGTATGCCATTAGCTTCTGGTAGCGTCCTAAGCACACCGGCTTTGCCTATGCCGTAGCGTTCGCCTTGGTACATACCCATCAGAGCATTCTGGGCATCGCGCCACAACTGCGAGATAGAGGCGTTGGCACTGCGGTACACCCGTATGATGCGCTTACATTCCTCTTCGTCCATCTTAGTCACTTCGACACCCATACCCTTTAACTGATCGCGGAACTTAGCGGCACCCATACCGTAGCCCGCGCCTAGTATAGTG